CGAGGCAGCGCTCCGCAACGGTGGCATTTTCCTCGGCTCTGCTATGTAAGAAAAGGAGGACAAACGAAATGCCTACACCGTTAATTTACAGAACCGTTACTATGCTGGCGGCAATTCAGGCAATGCCTACACACAGAACATTTTTAAGAGATCGCTACTTCCCTACTACTGCCCCGGTCAACGGAGTGTCTGAGGACATTTTCCCGGGTGAGGAGGTCCTTGTCGAGTACAGAAACGGCAACAAGAAGATCGCGCCCTGCGTAATGCCTCGAAAGGGTGGTATCACTATCGAGCGCGAGGGTTACAAGACCTTCAGCTATGTGCCACCGTTTATCGCTCCGCAGAGATCGCTCACTATTGACGACCTCAACAAGAAAGGATTCGGCGAGCAGCTCTTCCAGAACGTAACGCCTCAGCAGAGACAGGCCCAGATCCTCAACAGAGACCTGACAGAGTTCGACACAATGATCTCAGGACGCGAGGAATATATGGCGGCCCAGTGCATGCTCAACAACGGCTATGTGCTGAGACACTACGCTGATAA